AAACTGTAACCACTTCCACCATTGCTGATAGATACTGACCCCACTTTGTATCTGATATTAAAAGTGGCACCAGTTCCTATTGGACCGATCCCTACAGGCGCAGCACTAGTGATGATTGTGGTCGGCACGGCAGTTGCACCCGGTAGCGCAGTATATGTGCCAGTAGAGACGACTTTAAAAGTAACAATAGCACCGGGAGTAGTTAGGGTAGTCAATACTTCTATTAAACAAGCCCCACCACCCGAAGGCACAGTTCCTCCAGAGACTTGTAGTATATCACCGGGATAATAATTTGCACCTACAGTATTAATTACAACAGTGTCCACACTCATACGTATGGTGCCAGCAAATCCTATGCCAGATGTAGGGGATTCTTCAATGGCAGTCAACGAACATTCGGTAGCTCCGTTATTAAAGGTCAGTGTTTTTTCATAAGGCCCAATAATAGCTCGTGATTCTAAAACCAATTGTTCTGCACGTTTGAGAGCAGCTTCGAGAGTTCTATAAGCATACGCTAGAGCACGACCTTGCAGTTCTTGCGACACACCCGGGCGATCGTCTTCACCGCTGAGCGCCACATACAAATTCACACTGCTACCAAATGCCGAACTATCAACATACTGTTTTGTAGCTGCGATCAATCCGCCGTAATTTGTGTCGTCATCTGGTTCTGGACTTCTAGAAAGTATCAGCGGTCCGCTCATACGTCCAAAGCTGGTATCCGTAAGACCTGTAGCAGGATCTATGGCATTGACTCCGAATCTAGATATTTTAGAATCTGCATAATTCTTATTAACTAATTCGTGACTGTAAATTGGTGCCAACGGGCTAATTGTTGTTCCGGCATCAATTATACGATATTGATTACCGCCAGAGCGCATGGACAAATCGCCGCCTAGTTGTGGTGTTGTATCAGCAGCTATTTCGGCAAAATCTGCATTAATTGCAATTTGATTGGGGTTAGTGGTAAAATCAATGCTGATACCACTGCCTGCAACAAGTTTTTTAAATTGCAGTCCTGACTCTGTGTTATTCACAGTGACTACAGGAGTATTGCCAGTAACAACATCGTTCTGACCCACGTAGGTAGATGGAGTGTCTTCTAGGCCTGTGAATTGTAATCTTTCGCCGAGCCCTAGTGAGCTGTAAAGTTCTCTAAAGTTGTCATTAACTTTACGGAATGAATCTCTTATACTGTCGCCGGTGCCGTCGTTGCCAACGGTACCGATATCAATAGTCTTTCTTGCCATGGTTAGAATCCTAGATTGAGCAAATGCTCTAATATTTAGCCCAAAGTTTTATAAGCCGGATGTAAATACTAGATGTTTCTCACAATCAAAACTCAGCAAAATCAATACTCTAGACTCAGTAAACACGGAGTCGAACATCAATATAAGAGAAAAAAGACCGTAGCAGTATTGAGATGTGACGCCTGTGATTCAATATTTGAAAGAGATCTCAAACATATAGATAAGAAACGCCTCAGCAACAATTTCTTTCATTGTTGCGGGTCTTGTGATGCCAAAAGATTTGCTCAACGCAAGGGGATTGAGCAGAAGCAGATATGGAACATGCCTGCTAGTTTAGACTTACCTGTGTCTAAATTCTAAATGATTCGCCGCAGCCGCAGCGATCTCGCTCATTGGGATTGATAAAATCAAAGCCTTCATTGAGTCCATTGCGGACCCAATCCATGGTCAACCCGTTTAAATAGGCTAGACTTTTGGCATCAACCAGCACAACAAACCCGTCGTGTGCAAAATTAGTTACTCCTACTTCAGATTCGTAACTGTCCACGTATTCTAACACATAGGCTAGCCCACTGCACCCTGTGGTTCTAACACCTATGCGAATGCCTACACCTTTACCTCGGCGTTCTAAATTCTGTTTAATCTTTTTAGCCGCTGTGTCGGTTACGGTAATCATCTACGGCCGCCTTGATAGCATCTTCTGCAAGGATACTACAATGTATCTTTACTGGTGGTAGAGCTAGTTCTTCTGCTATTTCTTTGTTTTTGATTGTTCCGGCTTGGTCGAGGGTTTTGCCTTTGAGCCACTCTGTGACAAGGCTCGAACTCGCGATAGCCGATCCGCAGCCATACGTTTTAAATTTTGCATCTGTAATAATACCTGTATCATGATCTACCTTTATTTGTAGTTTCATTACGTCACCGCAAGCAGGAGCACCGACCATACCAGTGCCCACTGTGGGATCATCTTTGGCAAATGATCCTACATTACGTGGGTTTTCGTAATGATCAATTACTTTGTCCGAGTACGCCATTGATTATTCTCCAGTTTATTATCTTCCATATATTAGACAAATAGCTTTTTTTATCTGCCTGATAGTCCAATGCCCATGCATGTTCCCACCAATCTACTAATAGCACAATGTCGTTCTTGATTTCGTGATTCACAATGGTTTTGATCTTGCCATCCCGAGCCAAGTATACCCATCCGCTGCCCTGTATCTTCATGGCTGTTTTTTCAAATTCTTCTTTGAACCGGTCAAAAGTATCAAAGTGTTTTTCTATAAACTGTAAAATAGCATCATAGGGTCTATTAGATCCTTCTGGTTTTTGTAGTTGACCAAAATAGATACTGTGTAAAAATGCGCCAGCTTCGTTGAAATCGTCATCACCTTCGCCCTTGTTGTAGCGATCAACATAGGCTTTGTATAATGTTCCGTAGTGATAATCTATGGTTTCTTTGGATTTCACGGGATCGAGATCTTCGCGATCGTATGGCAGTGTCAACTGTATGAGTTTGTCTTTTTTGCCTTCAACAATGAACTTTTGAATGAAATTGTATGCCATACATGTATTTACCGCATAAATAACCGACAAGGAGATTTTAATATGCTAGGATTAATCAAGAAACTTTTTGGCAGTAAGCCAGCCGAACCTGTTGCAGTTCCCTACAAGGTAGAAACTCCACCAGTCGAAGTCGCACAACCTTCAGTCGAGCCAACAGCAGCAGAAGTTTCTGCTGAAAACAAAGCAGTGGCAGTGGCAAAAGCCAAACGAGCACCAGCGAAAAAAGCGCCTATTAAGAAAGTAGCAGCGCCGAAGACTCCGCGAAAGCCAAAGGCTCCGTAACTTTTTTATCCTGCTCGTAAAGGGCAAATGAGGCTAAATTCTTGGCCTTGCTTTCACACATGATGTCTGCCCACGGCCTATGTGTCAACGCCCACTCATTGACCGCGGTATTCCAATAAAAGCCACTGTGTGCTCTTAGTTTGGCTTTTTTGTAACCTGCTTCTAGGAGGGACGGAAGATCGGGGCGGATGTGTCTGGGATGGTCAATAAGACAGTCTTCCCGTGAAACACTATAATGTATGACAGGGCGCACACCACGCCAGCTATCGATAACCCTTTTAACACGATCATCATTTGCTTCAATGTATTCTCCAGTTTTAATCCAGTGATGATGAATGTCTAGCACCAAGGCACAGTCTTTGACCAATTCAATGCTAGATTCAATACCCCAGGTCATTTCGTCATTTTCAATGGTAAGGCAGTTGCGAGCCTCGGGTGTCATTTTGCTAAGAGCGTCACGAATACCTTGTGGTCCCAGCTTGCCGGAGATATGCACATTGATCTTGAAGTCTTGGAATGTTTGACCATATCCCATCCATCGAGCCATGTCCACATGATACTCGAACTCTTCTATACTGCGTTCTACTATGCCCGGGTTAATAGACGCCAACACGCAAAACTGGCCAGGATGAAAGCTGAGCCTAACATTATTCTTCCTAGCCACATCACCCACACGGGCAAATCCTCTTTCTGCAAAGGCTCTAACATCGGGCTGCCGCCAAAACCACTTCCAACTAGGCTCAGTGTATACAGGAAGTATATCACTTGAGAGTCGTACCATTCTAAGATCTTCATCTAATGTTCCTACCCTGCTGACTAATTTATAGCAGGCTTCTATGTTTCGTTCCATTAACTCCCAAAGACGCTGTTCTGCTTCTTGAGGATGTTCACGCAACCACCTAACTGTGGTAGAGCCTGTATTTAAGTCACGATCAACAGCATTGATTTTCATGCCGTTGACTTCGGAAGGATCGTTGATCCATTTGCAGGCAAAGCCTAGACGTCTGAGTGTAGTGTTCATACTATAAGTATAACATCATCACTGCCAGTTGTCAACTACAAATTTGTCCTGAACATCCTGTGGATTTGGTTCTCCGTGAAACACAGCTATACTACAATCTGGAGGAGGTCGCACATCGTGTTTCACTGTTTTGAATCGCCGTCCGCCATGTGCAACAGTGAGTTCATCTCTGCTGCGTATTTCCCATTTGTAACTCATAATCCATTCTTTGGGCCAAAATATCATTCTATCTTTGGCTATCTTCCAAATCCAATCTTGATCTCCTTGCAGCCGTTGTGCCTCCGACGGTTTCGATTTGAATTGATCGTATATATGACCTTGTGTGCCGTGTGTCCATGCCAACACCGAACTGTTGAGATAATTCCAACTGGGGAAAAATTTTCTATTGAAATCATGGATACCTATAAAACTGGTAGGATGATATCCAGTGAGCTTATTCATGTTGGCATGTATGACTACATCTAGATCCAGATATAATATTCTTCCCCTGAGAGGTAATGCAGAATCAAACATGTGAACCTTGTGCCACCAACCTCTAGCATAATTGGCGTTGGGTTGATATATTTTACGAACTCCGGCAATATCATGTTGATCGTCGGTGAGACAGGCAAACTCATAAGGCACTGTGAGATGTCTAGACACCATATTACGTAGACGCTCTACATATTCACGACCATATTTGTTACCGAATCTCACACACAGCACAGTGATAGGTTCGTTGAGATCCGAAGGCACTACAAGATCGGGATATTCTCCACGTGCTGCCATTTTGGCAGCTCGCTTTTCAGCCTTGGCTTGTATGCGTTGTTCTTTTGACAATTCCATCTATGGCTACCAAGTCTTTTAAAATATCACCCAGGTCGTCTAGTTTGATCATATTTGGACCATCGCTAGGAGCACTATCAGGATCTTCGTGACATTCCATAAAGACAGCTGCCACTGAACCTGTGGCTATAGCAGCTCTCGCCAGGTATGGGACCATGGTCCTATCTCCGCCAGATCTTTCTCCCATTCCTCCAGGCTGTTGAACAGAATGTGTGGCATCAAAGACCACTGGATAGCCAGTGCTTGCCATAATAGGTAGGCTGCGCATATCAACCACAAGATTATTGTATCCATGAGTGTATCCTCTTTCGCATAACATAATGCGTTCGTTTCCAGTTGAAGCAATCTTTGATGCGACGTTTTTCATATCGTGGGGAGCAAGAAATTGTCCCTTCTTGACATTTATAGCACAGCCTGTAGCACCCGCGGCCAACAATAAGTCAGTTTGTCTACATAAAAATGCTGGAATCTGTAGTATGTCAATGCCAGCATCTGCACATTCCTTTGCCTGCCAGCTTTCATGAATGTCTGTCAAAACAGGCACTCCGAACGTATGTTTAATCGCATTAAGAACATCAAGTCCTTCTTTGATTCCTACACCACGTTTGGTAGAAATACTAGAACGATTGGCTTTGTCAAAACTGCTTTTGTATATCAAAGGAATACCTAATAATGCTGTGATAGCAATTAATCTTGCACAAGTATCTTCTGCATGATCTTGACTTTCAATTTGGCAAGGTCCAGCAATTAATACGAACGGAAGATTGTTACTAACAGAGAGAGAATTAATATTAAATGTATGCATATAATTATTTACCAATGCCTAATGGTGTTGGCAACAATAAAGCAACAGGTTATAACGTGAATGACTACCCAAAAAGTTTTTAAGAATAAAACAATTCGAGCTTCACGTAGAGTGAGGATAGGCACATCTGGCCTATCCTCATCAGTTTGTCCCATTCTGTGCCCGGTTGCCCGAGCCCATATTTTTTCAAAACTATTCATCCTTCGTATATTGCAGAATTACCTGCGTGTTCGAATACTTCGGCAGATTTTAGTTTAACGCCTACGCCAACAGGATAACGTGCTTCAAAAACACGACCATCAGGATGTGTCCAGCCACGGCCTTCTTGATAAGCAGTTAGAATTTCGTTCATAGTCTTGTAAACTAGTTCGGCAAACATTTCACAGCCTACACCATCTACAATACGTAGATCGATGATGCCCATGTTTTTAAAACCACCTTGGATTTTGTTTAATTCTACAAATGTGCCACGTTCTGGATCGTCTTTGCCAATAACTAGTGTATGATCAAATTGCCATTCACTCCATTCTTTGAATGCTTTGAGTCCACCAAAGTCCATGACCCAGTTGCGATCATCTAAGGTTTCTGATTCAAAGATTAGTTTAATGCCAATGGAGTAACCATGTAGCATAGAACAATGTGAGTGCGTTGAACGCCATTGTCTAAAACAGCATGACAGCCCTCTGTCGTTGCCGTAAGTTTTTGTTGAAAGATATTTTGCCATCTCTAGTCTCCTTTATATAGGTAGCAAGTTTGATGACTGCAGAGTGTTTATAGAGGGATGATGCCATAGAGTCCTCTTTGTGTGTATTGTAATATTATATTACATTTCTATTTATAATGCAATGAATTTCACATTATTTTTCTGCCATTCCGGTGGCATCTGCCAGTCTGGTCTATTATAGATCACAAATGTTGTATCGGGATAATACATGAATACTGCGGCAATTTGATAGACCCAATAGCTGGGATCTACTGCCTGTGATCCCACTCTAGCATAGTTCACGGTGCCTTTGTAGATATTATTCACACTGTGATCGATCGGATACAGATCAAATCCGATCATTACAACTTCTTCGTGTCCTAACATCGCTGACAATAGCACAGCATAACCGCCACTGCCCCAATGTTCAGCTTGATCCTTTTTCGATTCACCTCGGGTAGGCACCTCAGGTAGAAGATTGATGTTTTTGTTTTTTCTTATTTTTCTGAAGTAGTGATGCCAATGGTCCCGCACATAGATTTCTGTGTCTTTGGTATTGGGATTATTTACAGCTTCGTCAGCCATTCTGCGATCGCAACAGACCAAATGATTGACATTTAGATCTCGATGTATGGCATTACATCCTATAAGAACATGATCGGTGTATGCGCTGATATCAACGCGGCGTCTACTTTCGCCATTGCCAATTACCAATGCTCGAGGCATTATTCGATTCTACCGAATCCGTTCCATATTCCAGGGTTGCCTGGCTGAACACATACCCAACCAATTGACTTTCCTGCTTGAGGTGAACTGTTCCATACGATATCGCCTTCGTTAAACGAACCGCTACTAGGAGGTTCATTCCCACTAAGATGCAACTTGTCGTTGAATTTTAATGCACCATTTACGTGTAATGTACTACGAGGATCAGGATTGTTGACATTGATGCCCAGGGAACCTATGATTGTGACCTTGGTATCGCCCACCGTCGGATTGCCTATGATAACATTACCGCCAGCTTTGATTTGGATCCTAGCTGTGTTATCGGTTCCTAGTTCTAGGTCAGTGTAATTATAAGTGCCAATTCTTGCAGTGTTGGTACCTTCTGCACCTATTACTATATCCACATTTTGATCTATGATATTAACAGCAGCTTTGGGTTGATCTGTTCCAAGCCCTAATCGATCAGATATACTGTCATAAACTAGATATTGATTTACACTTAATCCGCCATCTACTATCAATCCCTTGAGACGACCAACTTCTCTTAAACTGCTTTTGGTTACGGTAGGACCTAATTCTTTCTCATCAATTAATTTGATGTTGTTGGTGCTTAGATATTTTCCTTTGGCAAGATCTATATTTTCAGATATAAAAAATCTATCTGGATCGGAATTAAAAATGAACTGTTTATTATGTCCCTGTCCATTCCACAGTATGCCTTTGCCATTGATATCGCCTTTGATGATGATGTAAGGGAATTCAGCAGAGTCAATTTCTTGACCTTCTTGAAATACTTCTTGCAATAGGGTAGTTAGGGCATTTAATTTTTCTTGGCTTGCCATGTTATGAATTTCCAATTTTACCGAAAGGCGACCATATCCCAGGAGATCCGGTTTGAATGCACACCCAACCCACATAAGAGTTCATTCTCGGTTGGATGTTCCATATAATGTCACCTTCGTTATACGATCCATTTGTTGGATAAGTGCTGTCGTATTTTTGCAGTCTATTGTTGAATCTCACTGCGCCATTTACATGCAGATCAACTTCTGGATCCGGAGTCGAAACCCTTACTGAAAGTTTACCATGTACATGTATTTGGGTAGGAGCCAGTTTGGGATTACCTAATATAATATTGCCACTCGACGAGATGATTATTCTTGCAGTGTTGTCAGTGCCTAATTCTAAATTATTACTGGCGTAAGTGCCAATGAATGCTTTTACGGTGTCTTTGGTGCCGAGAACTATCTCTACTCCGTCATCTAGGATGCTGACAGCTGCGTTAGGATTTTCAGTGCCTAGTCCTAGTCTGCTAGTGTTGGCATCGAATACCATAAACTGACCCACCGATAATCCGCCATCTACTATCAGTCCATTAAGCCGACCAACTTCTCTGAGATTGCTTTTGGTTATAGTAGGACCTAATTCTTTCTCATCAATTACTTTGATGTTGTTGACAGTGATGCTTTTGCCTTTGGCAAGATCGATGGATTCAGATGAAAAGAATCTATCCGGACTGGAGTTAAATATAAACTGTTTGGTATATCCTTGGCCACTCCAAAGCAGTCCTTTGCCGTCGATGGTATCACCTGAAAACACAATAGGCACATCTTTCTCAAATTTGATATCTGCACGTATCTCATCCACCTCTAGAATCTTGGTTTTTAGGGTGCCTGCGACTGTGAGATTATCGATGTTTTCTACGAACAGATTAGTGACAGTGACACCATCATTGTTCACTGTTAATTGAGTTTTTACAGCGGTATCTGTGATACCGGTGCTGGCAAAGTTATGTATTTTGCCTCCGGAAATATGATCCCCCGATAGAGATCGAAATGGCATTTTTCTTGCGATTTCTTTGACATCTGGGGCAGCGGTTTGTGCGATCGAGTTGATCTCATCGCCTAGTGCGGCTAATAAATTATTGACATTACTCATAGTAATGTATTTATCCGCCAACAAAAAAGCGGACCAAAGCCCGCTTTTTACTGAGAATCTACTTTGTTATTGCACTTTAAGTAGCACAGTATCTTCGTTGATACGACCGTTGAGTTTGATATCTACGGCCTTGATATCGTCTAGAAACTTGCGTAACTGCACTTTACCTGCAGCCTTGAACTCTTTGAGCTGTTCTTCGGGCTTGCGCAGAGTTTTCTGCACACTTTTTATTGGATCAAATCCAATAACTGTGGTGCCTTTGACTGCAAGATCGCTGAATTCAGCAGCCATATATTTGCCCAATTTGCGTGTTTTGACATTAAAGATCCACAGTTCCTTGGCTCCGATGATGTCTTGTGGGTTGATAGACACTAATTTAAGTTTTTCATCCTGCTTGAGATACTTCATCTTGGCCACAACTTTGGCCTTGTCAGTGGGCTTTTTAGCACGAGGCTTTTTATTAACCTTAGCCTCTTGTGCTAGCATATCACAGGCTGCAAGAATTTCGCTATAGAACAGCGTGATCTTCTTTAGATTGGCCTTGCTCAAATGACTATAACCTTCTTTCAATTGCTCGTCTTTGGTAGTGGCTGCTTCCACTAATTCGTCATAGTTTCGACTGTATAGTGTTTTAATGATTCGAGCGTGAGCGGCCTTGGCTTGGCGTCCACGTAGAAGATTTAGAAGTTTAAATGCTTTTGGATCAAATGCATCTGGATCTGTTTGAAAAGCTTCAATAGCATCTTCAATCTCTTCAGTCATGCCTATTGCAACTTCACGCAGTCGTTCTTGGATGCTAGGAGTACACACTGCGGGTTTGACCTCCACTGCACCTTCTTCGAGTTCAACTTCGTCATGTTTACCTTCTTCGATGATCTTAGCAATGGCTTTGCTTAACCATTCTGCGGTATTACGGCCCTCGTTGAAGTCTGCTCTTACTGCTGGCATACCTTTGAGTAAGTTGGCAGCAATGGCACCTACGGTCGTGCCGCATCGATTGTCTTTGGTATCTTTGAATGCTTTAATAACATCTTTTGGATAGTTCTGGCTGCTCATCCAATTAATAACTTTGGGTTTGAGTTCTTTGCCGCTGGTTTCCAAACGATAATAACTCATAGCCATCCGGAAATGTCGACTGAACTGGTCAGCAGTCATGATCTCGTGGTCGTCCCATTTTGGACTTAGATCACGTCCTTTGTTTTGGCGGATATCGATACTTGCTTTTTTCAGTTTGGTTACCATAGAGTCACTCCTGTTGTTAAACAATACATATATTATAGCACCAAATGATGAACATGTCAACCATGATTAAATCGTTTGATTTCATGTAGGTCTCCGTTTTCATCTTCTTGGTAGACCACAGCTTCTGTAATTCCTAATCCAAGATTGGCTTCTGCTATTTCCAATGCTTCTTTTCTACTGCTGGTGGTTTCTACCAATTCTTCGTGACCGGCCTCATCCACTGCCCAAACTTCGTAAAGTTCAAAGTTCATGATACTAACACAATCTCCTTAAGTAAATTTTTCCCAGTCCCCACCAGGCGCCACCACCCAGCCAAGCTGTTGAAGATCATTCCGGATCTCGTCGGTTATACAGCCTTCCGGCACATATTTCTCTACTACTGCCTTCCGAGCTTCTTGTTCTTCGGTCAGCTGTTCGTTTTCTTTTGCAGGTGCATAGACGCCAATATCACGAATACCTGAACAGTACCAATCTATGTAGTCGCCTTTTTGTTGCATGTCAGCAATGATGCCACCAGCACTGCGCCAACTACAACCCCATTCCTCTTGTTTAAGGATAGGAATAACATCTAATTTAATAAACCCGTTGTTGCACATGGCCGCATATAAGTTTTGGGCGTAGTCATCTCTGGCTCGAACTTTCTCTAAAATCCAATCGGTGGTTAAGAGATCGTACTCCATATTGTTTACACGGCGTTGGGGATCGTCAAACTTATGATCGTGTTCGTTGATTATCTTTTCAAAAAGATCTAGATAATCTTCATTGACGGGTTCGCCTTGTTCAGCCTGACGCTTGACATATCCTTGCTTTTGGAAAGAATGCCGTTCAGGGCTGCTTGAAATTTTTGACATCTTGTATTGCTTTCTTTAGTGTTTCTGCGTAGTTAACTGCCTGTTGTTCGGTCATTATGATGCTGGCTTCGTATTTGACATAGCCTTTAGTTAACAAGATCCAAATGGTCTGCCAGCGATTGAGCTTCCACCATTCTGATTTTTGTGTGGTATAGGTAGTAACCGTAACATAATGATCGTCAGCTTCAACCCAAACATTGTGATCGTGATTGGCATCTTGACATTCGCAAACAACTTGATAGGTAATAGCATCGCCCCAGTCGCTGCGTTTCAATACGCCTTCTGCTGGAGTTTGTGGTTTAAGTGTCGTTAAAGGTTCGGACATCATTTCTTCTTTCATATATGCTTTTTACCATACGTTGATAGTCTTCTTCCGGCAACACAGTTCTATACATGCTGAGAGCCTGTGTGACCATGATACCGGCTATCTCTATGTCTTTATATTCTTCCATCATCACGCTAGTAAACTGTAGATACTTGGTATATAGGTCTTCAATACTGTGTTGATTTTTATCAGATATACTCATATTATGTCCATAGACTATCTCGGGCTTTGATAAGGCGGATCATCATAGCTTCATCTTCGGCCGCATATTCTTCTTCAATCTTCTGTAGCAGTTCGTGTGATCGTGTGCTGAGTTCTTCAAGTTCGGGAGTCTTCTTGCTGCCAAAAAGTCTGCCATCGTTGAGGAGTCGTGCCTTTTCACAGTATTCAGTCCAGCCGCTGACATCATAAGGATCAGGACGATTACGATAAGTCACAGTCCACCATAGGTAAAGTTCTTTGATCTCTTTTGCACGAAGAGCCTGTCCTGTAGGTTTGCCGTAGTCTAGATGATCTGGTTCACACCAATCAGTGTTAGTAAGAGTCATAGCCCAATCTAAATGATCAATGCCTGCTTGAGGACAGCGCCAAGTGCGCCAACGGAACCAACCTGTAGCCCAGAAAGGTGCCTTATACTTTGCCTTATCTTCTTCGCTACCCCAAGCAATATGACTCCATGCTTGTTCTATTTCAACAAAGTCTACAAGTTCGTTGAAGAGGCAAGGAAGGAACCGGTTGCCCACGTCGCACCAGTTACCGGGCTTAATATCGCGAGGGTGAGCGGTAAGACTATGAGTGCGACTAACCCAACGGTTATTAATGTAATACTTAACATCGTAAATCTTTCTAACAGGCCAGGTGACAAAATCTTGGATATAGCTTAGGCCTTCTTCAGCTAGCCAATAACGGACAGGATGATAGCGTTTGGCTTCATCTTCCCATTCGGCCCAGCCGTCCGAGGTTAGCGCACCCTTTTTAGGTGTGCCTCGAACCCAATCTGCGAACGGGGAGCATGACCAGTAGTTTGTGTGTTGTGCCATAATAAAGTAATTATACAGTCTTTCTAGAAACTTGTCAATAAGAATCTTTTTTGACTCAAATTTTTCTTTGGTATCCGGCTAGATTGAGCATGATACTATACTGCTCGTAGGCTTTTTGGACAGCAGTATTGGATTGACGATACCAACTTTCCTCACGTTCCTTTTCCATAAGCATGGAAAACATGTCGGCATCGCTGTAGCCGTGGGTATGATTGCCAAAAAATCTTTGTTCCATTTCTACAAGAGCTCGAAATCTGCTTTCAGGTATTTGAACTGTGAATACTTTTTCTGTTTCAAATTTTACAAAATCTCTGTTTACAATATCTGCTCGCAGAGGATCTGTAAAATATTTGGGAGGGTGGTATCTGGCCCTACGTTTTTGATCATCTACAATTTGTATTTCGTAGTTTTTACAAAACTGATCAACTTTTTCTTTCATTGTACTAGGCTTTCTGCTAGAGGAAATATTTCTGCAATTACTTTTGCACAGGCTTTAGCAATTTCTTGATGCTCTTTCTGGGTGCCATTGGCCGAGCGTAGTTCAATAAAATGCACCCATGACCGCAATGTTCCATTCATATACAAGCGACTTTCTATAAGACCTTCTGGTAATACAGCCCGAGCCTGTTCCTTGGCTATGCCATTAGCGATAGCCCATTCATACTCTCGTTTGGCAGCATAGATGACTCGCTGTTGAGCACGGTACCATTCATTTTGTAACAATTGATCATCGACGTCGACGCTATTCTGTCTGTTCTTAGGGTCTTGAAGTCTAGCTTCCCTTGTAACAAAATTGAGATCTTTCGTTGGGTCAGCATAGCGTTGAGAGAACTCTTGGAAACTGAAACTTCTGTGTCGCAAGATTTGCCGGGCAATGTCTCTTGTTGTGGTAATTTCGATACAGGCGGAGACCATTTCGAGCGGTGACCAGTGTTGGTGTTTAACCAAGTATCGGATAAGTTTATCTGATGTCTCTGTATTAAGCTGGTTGCTGGGATTGCTGACACGGGCGCAATACGCAATGAGTTCCTGTGCATCTGCAATACCCATAAGTTTAAATTCGCCTGTGGGTTGGCTGTAGGATAAAAGTTTAACATTCATTTATAATTCCTTAGTAATTCTATAATTTCTTCTTCTGAATAAAGTTTAATCGTTTTGATAAAAGAATCAAACTCTTCAAAATCTATATTAGCATATTTTTCCGGAGGAGCAATCTGTGCTGCAGGCATTTTAACTAGAGTCAAACCAAATTCGCAGTTCATAGGATAAACTAAAAAATCTGTTTCTTTAATAAAATACATTAACAGTTTGTACGAATCCGAACAATATTTTGACTGTGACCAAAATTTTGTTGGAGGAATCATGTCATGTATTAATATCCAGTGGTTGCAATGATTTACAGAATTATTAAAGTCTTTTAATACAAAATCATAATCGTGATTTGCATCTATAAAAATTATATCAAACGACACTTCTTTGTCTAGAATTAAAAAAAAATCATCAGTCGTTGATTTTATAAGAGCGTTGTTGTTAGTGTCTACTGATAACTTTACATTGCATTTTATTTGATCAAAGTTTTTATTTTGATCAATGCCTAACTCTAGATACACAAGATCTTTAATATTTGAAATATTGTTTATTATAGAACAAGACATTTTGTTATTTCTGTTCTTGTTCTTTTTCAGGAAAACACAATGATTCCATGGTTTTGTAATGTTCGTAGGCTTTTTTAAGAGCTTCGAATCTTTCAAGTTTTGCCGGATCAGGCACTAGTATGGACAGTCTTTGTTCCATTTTCTTCATGAACTCTTTGAGGCTCTTACCATCTATTTTAATATCAGTGCCCGCAGCCATGTCAATACCATCGCCGGTAATACTCACAGTCTGTGGAACAGCAGCGTTGGTAAATGTATATCCACTAGTTCCTGTAGCCCACTGACTGTTATTGCTAATGTTATTAATAGTTGTAATACCGCCTACTGTTGCTCCGTAATTGTAAGAATACGCAGATGATGGCAGAGTAATTGTTGAAACTCCGGAGCCAAGTGTAATTGTATCTAATGTATCAGTCATGGTGCTTGCTTGAGCAGCACCATAACTGCTTAGATCAATTTCAATATCATCAAGTGTGATACTGTCCTTGTCGTTCATGATTAGGCCTTGGCTTCTTTGCGGGCGTTTTTTTCTTCTGTGATTTCATTGCGACGAGCTTTAACTGCTTTGCCTACTTCTTGTAATGCTTTGCGAGCACGGGTGCCTGCGGCATTGTTACCTGCTGCAAATTTTGCGTCTTCTGCCAAGAATGCTTCCATTGCTGCTTTTAATTGTTCTACTGTGTTTGACATAATGTTTTCCTTAAGTTATGTTCTACTACTTATAATAGTAATTGGTGTGGTCGGTAGGATTCGAACCTACAAAGCGATGTCTAAGACGTTGCCCTTGCCCAAATGCGTTTCACAACGGACCGGAGGTATACCAAGTTCCACTCACGACCACACATACAGTATATAACCGCAAACGCAAAAGGTCAAGACTTTTGTAGTTAAATACTGTCAGATTATGACACAAGACTTCACAAAGATACCATTCCATAACATAACAAGATTTGGTCAACGCACCATGTTGCATCGCCCGTTATTTTCTACCAGTTGGATTTTGGGCCGTTTCTGTAATTATAACTGTTCTTACTGTTGGCCCTATGCTAGATCGGACAAGGTAGATCACCAGCCTTTAGAAGTATATACTAATACTGTAGATGAAATCAAACGACAGGCTCGACTAAATGGCTTCAATGAATTCCATTGGAGTTTCAGTGGCGGTGAACCTACTGCTTACCGACAGCTACATGATTTGATTAAACACCTTGACGAAACAGAAAGCACATACCAAAGTATACACATGACAACCAATTTAAGTCCTGGAAGTAAATGGTGGAATACCTGGTGTGCCAACACAGCATTACTACAACGCAGAAGTATCACAGCATCATTTCATGATGAGTTTGCTCGAGAGCAGGAATTCGGTGACAAGTGTCTACAGTTATTGCATGAGCGTGTGCATGTCACAGTCAATCAAGTAATGGTCCCGGAAAAGTTTTATGAGCTTTATGAACGCATGTCTCGGCTACATGCTCGTGGAATCAATGTTACGCTCAAACCGCAAAGTGATCCTACAGCGAGTCGTGTAGTCGATGGCTACACAACAGAAATGATTGATCTATTACAGACTGGATTTCCTCAAACATCACAAGGCGAAGACGTTTATCAAATAGCATTGTATGATACAGACAACAAAGAATATTTGTTCGATCAAGCAGAAAGATTTAATGCTTTTGGTTTTAACAAATTCCAAGGTTGGAGTTGCAATAGTGGGTATCAAAGTGTTATAATAAGAGGTAATGAAGTGAAACGATCATATAGCTGTCACGACCGACTATTAGGAACACTAGAGAGCTTTGAGCTTTTTAAAAAACCAACAGTTTGTATAACACCTAGTTGTGTCAGCAGTGCTGATTCAAAGATACCAAAATGTATAAACTAGAAAACATAAAAGACATACATCTAGAATTAACAAGTAAGTGTCAAGCACGATGCCCAATGTGTCCTCGCCGAGTTAACGGAGGGATACTAAATCCTATTATGTCGTTAAATGAGATAACACTAGAACAATTTAAAGAATGGTTCTCAGATGAATTTATAAATCAACTGGATAGTCTGTTTATGTGCGGCAATTTAGGTGATCCTATTATTGCTGAAGATTGTTTAGAGATATTTCAATACTTAAAAGAAACTAATCCTAACATACGATTGAGCATGCATACAAATGGTAGTGCTAGAAATATACACTGGTGGAAAAAATTAGCAAAGTATAAAGTTAAAGTTACATTTGGAATAGACGGTTTAGAAGATACACACAAGTTATATCGAATAAGCACTAATTGGAACACCATTATAAAAAATGCCGAGTCATTTATAAAAGCTGGTGGCGAAGCAGAATGGCACATGTTAGTGTTTAAGCATAACGAACATCAAATTGAAGAATGCCGTGCGCTAAGTCACAAACTTGAATTTAAAAAATTCACAACCAAGCATACTAGTCGTTTTAAAGATAACAAATTTCATGTATTGGACGAAACAGGCAAGACT